GATGTTTCAAAAATACTTTGAATTCTTTGTCAAAGAAAGGTGCAATTAATCCTTGTAAACGACGACAATACCTATTAAATCTAAATTCTTGGATCAGTGCTGTGCCCATACGACCATCTGTAAAGGCCAATGCAGAATCATCAGGTCCTGTTGGCAAGTAGCTGCTGGGGATTCGTAGACCTCTCAACAACTTGTTGCTAAAGAACTTAAGGTCATCAATTTCACCTAGTCCAGTACCACCAGGTAATACTTCAACTTTGCTTCCGCGACCATCGGCTGTTTGGGCAAAGAAGAAGTCTTCCATGATACTCAAGGGATTGTAGCTGGCATCAAGGCTAGTTCCACCACCAGTGCGAGTTGGAATTCTTTTTTGGTGAATTTCATTTTTAACTCGCTCAACAAAAGCCATGGCCTGGTGACTGGGCAAATTACCGGTGTCGATGTAGAATACGCGACGCTCAGGTGCCCGTTGAACTCGATAGATAATAATGGCATCTTCAAGCATTTCCTTTTGCTTGAAAATCTTAAACACACTGTCTAATATACTGGCTCCAAATGGCCAGTTGTTGTCCAGTCCTTCGTTGAGTGTGATGTGCATGACATGTTCTCCACTCACTACAGTTTCAATGCCAGGATTTCCTATACGATTTACATTGCTATTGAAAGAATATGAACTCGGCGTATTCATTGTTGTAGCGCCTGTTAGAGTGTTTACATTATCAATTGGTTTTGTTGCTACCTTGGATCCGAGATTAGGATGAACATTGGTAACAACATACTGTTCAACATTGCGACCTTCGACTTCATTAATTACTGCTCGTTTGACATCCGATGTATTAACCCAATACAATTCAAATGTTTCCGGATCTCTAAGATAAAAATGATCACCATACTTTAATGTGCTACGAAATGTGCGAAAGATACGCTGATCTATTTTGTTGATTGCACACCACTTTTTGAGATATTCATTGACAATTTTATTTTCGCTGTCGGTTGGACTGTCTTTCCATAATACTCTAAAAGGTAAGTTAGTATCTGGGTCTGCTTGAGTACAAAATTCTGAAATAGTGTCAAGAGCAGCATTGATTTCAGAATCCAAATCCATCTGATCATACTGAACATAGCGTTCAACGCGGTTGGCCTGCCCGCTATACACATCTTGCAGCCACGACGCATACTTGGCACCAGCATAACCTGGTCCGGTCCTACGCCCGCTACCGGTCGTTTCTGGCTGTGGCTCCCAAATTTTAAAATGTTTTCTCCAACTCATGTTATTACTTACCTTTATTTTTAACTTGATTTCACCGTAGCGTTAGAGTCCTCTTACTACCGAGACAGGGTTTCCGGGTCTGGTATTGCCACGAATTGCAGCAATGTCATTTTGAATGCTTGACAAATGTTCCATCATTATAGCAATCATTTCTTGGGTCATTATTGGCGCAGCACCTGCGGCGTTTTGACCGCCTAATGCAAATGAATTTGATATATTGCCCAATATTGAACTTGAGGGTAATTCTTTAATTTGACTGATATTACCTAAGCTTGTGCCAATGGTTTTTAGATATTCAGCAGTCAAGCGCATTTCTTCACTGGATCCTACAACGGCAAATTCCTGCATTGAAGTTTTTAACGTGCTAAAGGCATCTTTATTAAACTCAGACACACCTCTGTTTATAGTAAGTATGCCCGTACCAAAATTCTTAATGCCTTCACCTATCATGGCAATTTTATCTGCCATTGGCACAAATTCTTTAACCTTGTCCAATGGGCTTTTTACACCAAACAAACTGGCAATGCCGCTAATAACACCAGATGCTGTTCCTGCCAGCATGCCAAATGCAAATATACCCATGCTCAAGCCAATGGCAGCAAGTCCTGCACCTACTAACATCAAATTAACACCATCTATCTCTGACATAACTTTTAGTGACTTGGCAAAAACGCCAACGCCCCAACCAACAACAGCGGCTGCTACTCCAATTGCCATGAGTGTCGCTATGCCAGCCAACATCCCGCCCATGGCGCCGCCCTGCATTAATGTACCAAGGCCCCATATTGCGACTGCGAGTATGCCAATGGCTCCGGCAGCTTTGAATAGTGATGACCACTCAATTTCATTAAAGGCCTTGAATCCTGGAGCGGCAATGTACAGTGACAAACCTAATATGGTAATGACTGCGGCAGCTTTGAAAATAGCTCCCCAATCTAAAGATTTAAATTTATCGGCTGCAAAGGCTATCCCAGTGGCTATACCAGATAATGCACCAATGGCCACGACAGCCTTTCCTACTGATTCCGCCGAAACGTCATCAAATTTTTTAAGTACATATGACAACATCAATAATGTTCCACTAAGTATGGTAATGACTGCGACAGTTTTGAAAAGATCTCCCCATTTTAAACGTTTAAATTTATCGGCTGCAAAGGATAGCCCATAGGCTATACCAGTTAATGCACCAATGGCCAATCCACCTTTTACTAGTGACGTCCACTCAACGTCATTAAATGCTTTAAATCCATATGCCGACAGCAATAATGCTGCACTAAGTGCGACAATGACTCCGGCACCATTAAGCACCTTTCGTTTGGCTTCAGCCACCCCTCTAGCCATTGCAATTAGGGCACCTATGCCAAGTAAGCCAAAACCTATACCTTCCCATTTAACTTCTCCGAAGGTTTTAAATCCGTGTGCTGCCAAAGCCAAGGCTGCGCCTAACAATGCTAATGTACCTGCACCTTTAAGTGTTTTCGTGTCGCCTAAAGACTTTAGCATATCGGCAAGAGTGCCCATGCCTTTTCCTGATTTTCCTGACTTCTCAGATATTTTGTCAAAAATAGAACCACCTTTACCTCCAGTAAATATCTTACCCAGCTTATCCATTCCTGGTATCTTGCCCAACGCGCCGCCTATCTTTTTAAAGACGCCGCCGACACCTCCAGCACCACCGGTTAATATTCCACCAATGATACCGCCGGTGCCAATGCCTCCGAACATGCCCATTTTAAAAATGCCAGCGGTTAAGGCTATAACCGCCCATCGCAATGAGTTTAAGGCATCGGTTAGAGTGTTCTCGGCTTTAATGGCATCAGTTTCTTTTTTACCTCCGAAAATCCCCAAAAAACCCTTCTTTTCCTTGGCCTCTTGGTCGCCTTTAAGGACGCCCTCCCCACGTTTCATCGAGGCAAGAACACTATCCAGGGTTACACTCGTATCCCCGTAAGAGGCGATATCTAAGTTGCCTCTCCTTAGGTCAGCAAGATTCTGAATTTCAGGTATCAGACTCCTTAACGCCGTGTCTATATTTTCTCCTTTTGCCAGGCCGCCCTCCATCGCCCTGGCGCGCCGCGCATGTTCGGCAAAAAGGTCAAAAGTTGCCATCAGGTCCGGGTTGTCCTTGAGCAGTCGCTGGGCGCGAGCAATCTGGCTCTCGTCTCCTGTGGCGACCATCGCGGACATTCTGGCCAGTTCATTTTCGCCTATTGCATCACCGAATAATTTTTGCCCTGTAACGAACAGGTTTGCAGCTTCCTTTGATTGCCCGGCCAGCGCGGCCGCTTTACCACCAATTGATTTTCTAAATGTCTCCATGGATTTGAGCATTTCTTTGGCACTAACACCAAAGGTATTGCTGAGATTTCTAGCAGACTCCACAGTTTCGGCGTACTGCCTGACCATCATCTGCTGAGCTTCTTTTTCGCTCTTGGCAGTTAAACCGATAACCTGACTCAATGAGCCCATGACCGCGGCTTGATCTTCTGCGGTTAGACCCATTGCTGCTGTGGAATTTCGAGCTTTATCTATGGTCTTGGTTAGTTCAGGTCCCAAGTTTGCAGCAAGTTCGCTACTAATCTTGCTACTTCCTACTCTAAAGCCACGAGATAGTTCACTTAGCCTTTCAACAGCTTCTTGTGAGCTCCTACCAAAGGCTCTGAAGCCACCTTGACTAGCATCAATGACTTTGATAAATGAATCACCAAGGCCGCTCATTAGTTTGGCTTGCTGAATTGAGCCAAGTTTAAATGCATCTAGATCTGCAAAACCACCCATTTCTCTTGCATCTTTGGCAAAACCTTCCATGGCCTGAACCATGAAACCCACACCACCAGCGAACCCTCCTAGTGTCTTTATCCAGGAGGTAGTACTGTTTTGCAGACTGTAGCCGAGGTTAGAGAAGGCACGGGACGCCGTGGTCTCACCGAAGGCCAAAGACGAACCAAAAGTCTTTAAAGATCTTTTAAGATCTTTGTAGCTATCAACATTATCTGCTGCGCTGTCTTCGAGATCTTTGAGTTGCTTTTCGAGCTCTTTTTTTCTTTTCCTGTCTACATCCTCTAATTTCCTGTTAAGGGAAAGTGTCAGATTGAGACCTTCAAGCTCCTTTTTTAGCTTATCTAATTCTTCCTTAGGAAGAACATCTTTGCCGCGAAGTCCGCGCCTTGGTAATGGTGATGTTCCACGGCCATAGTCGGCGCCCATGCTTCCAGCCCGTCCAGAAAACTGGCGGACTGCGAATTCAAACTCTCGTATTGCAGCGTCAAATCTATCTTCACTTAATGACATTAATTACGGTCCGGTGGTTATTAAAATACTACATAAATAGATTATGCAATAGGGCATATGAACCTATTTACCGTTAAGGATTAAGTACATGGATAATCAAAACCCACTTAAAAAGCCATTGGTACCAAACCCACTGAGCCAATTCTATCGCAGGCCTGGCAACTACATTGAGCTACCGTCCGGTGGCCGTTTTTATAAGAATCCACCCAAACTGTCTGAAAACAACGAGTTAGCAGTTTATCCAATGACTGCTAAAGATGAAATGGTTCTCAAAAACCCAGATTCGTTGCTCAATGGCGAAGCACTGAGGTATGTGCTGTCCAGCGTTGTGCCAGACATTAAAGATGTCAACGAAATGCCGGCGCCTGATATTGATGCCGTTCTTGTGTCAATGCGTATGGCCAGCTACGGCGACGACTTGTCGTTGGATGTGGCACACCAATGTGATGCTAGTAATGGTAAAACACAAAGTATTACGGTTAGTTTGGGCAGTATTTTGGCCACACTAAAGCCTATTAGTGAAGAGATTGGCAAAGTTACTTTAAGCAGCGGTATCAAGGTTGAACTCAAACCTTATACCTTAGAGGCCCAAAGTCGCTTGCTGAAACAACAGTTTGTTACCATGCGCCAACTACAGGCTTTAGAAGCCAAAGAAAATTCCACAGTAGATCAAAAGGCCGAAGTGGCCAACAAGGGCTATGCGGCTTTGGTAGACCTTAGTCAAGAAACACTGTCACAGAGCATCTTGTCAGTAACGCTGCCCGACGGCACACAGGTAACAAATTATGCTCACATTTATGATTGGGTCAAGAATCTTGACAGGGCTAGTAACGAGCGATTAGACCAAGAACTTAAAAAGTTTGGAACCTTTGGTATTACACGCGAAATCAATGTTAAATGTGATTATTGTCAAAAAGAATACAAATCAGATATGCTGTTTGATCCTACAAGTTTTTTCGCCGTAGGCTCTTGACACTTGGTACTGACGGTAAAAAAATCCGTCAGTTTGTGGACAGTATAGAAAACGAGGCAAGGGCCTTAATCAAAGAAATATCAACATTGAGTATCTGGAGTTCCATCAGCATCAATGAGATTTGGGCCATGAGCTTCCTTGAAAGACAGATACTCAGCGAAGCTGTTAAGGAAAAAACCGAAGCCTATTACGGTAGGAAGGGTTTTGCCAGAGCTCGATTCTAACAGTGTGTTATCTTAACAGGGCGATTTCATCGCCCTTGAATTTCGTATCGCTTCGCTCTACTCATTCAGATTTTATAGACTTAGAGTGATTAATCTAGAAACAATTTAAATTTGTTTAATCATGAATCATATGAACTACATATGATTTCTTGACTTAGATTTACCAGTCACACTTAGCCGTTTTACCGGCTAAGAAAAACATTTGATCTTGACTCAGACCCCATGTCACATTGGATTAAGCAACTGTTTCCAGTCAGGGCGGTTACGCGGTACCCTTTGACGCCTGTCTTGTATAACGCATATTATGAAAGCAATCCAATCTGCTTGCATAATACTGTAGGTTGTAATTGTTCACCAGAGCCTACTCTTTTTAGTCATCGTATACTTGTGCCAATTCTTTTCATACCGTGAATTGCGTCCTGTCAAGGATAGTGGCAGTCAAGTCCCTGCTACCGCGTCAGGTGTTCCTTCCCCTGTGCAACCCAAGTGCCAGGTTTTATGGGTGTCTATTAACCAGCCGACACAGGCTTATCGGTAGTAATAAAAAGCCTTTTATAGTTTGCGGTTTACGCAGCAGTGCCGGGGTGAGTTACAGTTTGCCTAATATGTGAGAACCGTGGACTCTCACTTGTATGTAATGATTGTAGTAGTCTAATGATTCAAGTACTTTTCTAGCAAATTGTTCTTGGGCCTCAAGATAGCTACAAGCAGATTTGCTTTTGCAATAGTGTAAAATTTCTCGAATAAATTTTTCTTTGCCTAAGAGTTCTATATCTTTTTTAAGTTCGTCCGAACTAGACCAATATTCTTGCCAGTCGCTATTAATTTTGCTTCGAATTCTTTTCTTTTTTTTAGTTCCGTTTTTGAGTTTTATAGTTTTATAAGTTGTCTTGGAAAATTTTGCCAGTTTCTTGCCTATGTATTTGCGACCAGTAATTGTGTTCTGAATAATATAAACAAATCCCACGCAATCTTCAGGCAGGGTGTCAACAACAGAACCTTGGTACAGCCATGTCATTACTTGGTAGCAAGTGCTTCTTTCTCCGCAGTAATTTCTTTGCGGCGTTCTTTGATAGCCTTGCCCATTCCTTGTAGTGCTTTGCGAGCACGGGCTGCACTGGCTTTTACGCCCTTGACAGCAAACTTTTCATTCTCAGCCTTGTAAACTTCAAATTGCTCAAGTAGTGTTTCATGATTTGACATTGAATGTCTCCTTAGTTGATTTCATGTATTTGTACATCTGTGTCCAGCATGGTGAACCCATTTTCTTTAATTACGGACAAGACACTGTTGACTCTACTGGCCAACTCGTCTCTGTGGCTAATTAAAAAGATATTACGGTTCATTTCACGACCCATGGCTTTGAGTACAGCCATGGCATTTTCAATACCAATTTGGTCCATACCAGAATCTACAAGCTCGTCGACAAACAGTAGATTCATGGGTTCAGTAAAGCTTTCATATACATCTCTAAAACTCCAGCTCAATGCTAGAATTAATCGATTTCGTTCTCCTCGACTCAGGTTGTCAAAATCAAAGCTTTGTCCAAGTTGGCTAATATCAACTTCGAGGTCGCTTCTAAAAGAAACCTGATGTGGTAATTGTAATTTATCTAAGTAATAGCCTAGTCTATGGTTCAAATACGCCAGATTTTGCTCAATAATGCGTTTTCGGACAAATGAATCCTTGCTTGTTAGCAGTTTGAGCAAGAAATCTTGGTGTTCGAGCAATTTACCTAAACGATTCACTTCGTCCCAGCTAATTTCAGCCAAAGCAGTATTTTTCAAAGTAGAAATTTGTTCTTGGTAAGGATCCTGTTCGGCATCTTTGTTAACTAGTTGTTGCCTCAAATGATCCAAGTGATTTTTGTGAGCCGCAGCATCTTCAACTTCCAGGTATTTAGTTATGGGCCTGCTGCCCAGTTCTCCAATGGCTTTCACCGCAATATTAGACAGAGCCAAAAAGCCATGTTCTTCTTTGAGGGTAGCAATGGTTTTATCAATGCTTTCTTGAACAGTTGCTGTCATCTTTTCATGTTGTTGATCATGTATATCTTGTCCGCAACTTGGACAGCGATGCTCAACAATTTCAGCTAGATTTTTTTGCGACAGTGCCAATGTTTCTTGTAATTTTTTTACATTGCTTTGTCTTGTTGCTAGTTCTTTATTGGCTAACTTTAGGCGATTTTCGTTTTCCTTATAAAGAGCCAAAGCACGATGAGCCTCTAACTCGGCTTCGATGTCGGTGGATTCTAATTCTTCAATAACACCATTGAGTTCAGTCATGTCTGTGATTTTCTTTGCGGCCCAGGTACGACTGCGTCGCTCAAGGTCGTCAATGGTGGTTTGAATTCTACTGTTACTTTCTTGAAGAGTCTTAATCTTGGTTTCTTCATCTCTAATTGATTCTTTGGTAACCTTGACTTGCTCTCTTAAAATCTCAGCTTTTTCACTGAGTAAAGTAATACCTAACAGCTCTTCAATGATATCTCTTTGTTCATTCGCTCTTAGGCTTAAAAAAGGTTGGGTATAAGTGTTAAGAGCAACAAGGTGCTTGAACAGTTCAGCACTCATACCAACCACGCGATCAATAGCTTCCTGCGTTATGCGGTTTTCACCTGCGCCTTCGTCGGTGCCAGCCTCATTGACTTCGCGATCATCAACAATGAATCGCAACAAATTGGGCTTGCGTCCTCGTTCAATGATATACTTGTTGCCGTTCTTTTCAAATCCCACAGTGACCAACATATTCTTACCATTCGTCTTGTTAATTAAGTTTTCTTTGCGAATGTTTGTTAATGCAGAACCAAAAATAGCATAGCTCAATGCATTGACAATGGTGGTCTTGCCAACACCGTTTCTAGCGCCATCACCACCAAGGTCTAGATTATTACCCAATACTAGAGTAAGCCCATGCTGATCCATGCGTAGGCCTTGGGTAACATTACCTACCGAAAGAAAATTCTTAATTGTCAAATTTTTAAATTGAATCAATGTGTAAGTCCTTGGTAAATCTGTGTCAATACTTGACGGTCAATCACATCCGAGTCAATGGCTTGAATTTGATTCAACACAATAGCATCAACACTTTCAAACTGTAATTCTCCGCCAGTCCATTCTGTGCTATGCTCTTCCTTTTTGGTAGGAATAAGACTTAGTTCGCGCATGCCATAGGTATTGATCCATTGTTCTTTGATATAAGAAGCTTCTTCAAAGCTAACATCTATATCAATAGTAACACGAGCAAAAGTCTGTGTGTCAAAGAGACTTTCGTGTTTGTCAATGGCCTCGGTTAAGGTCAATGTTCTAAACTTTGGTGCGCTTGGCCAGTTACGAAAATCAGGCTTTCCTCCCCATTTTAGAAACATGCAGCCCCGCTCATCATCCCCAGCATCGGCATAGTTATGCGGGAAGCAATTGCCTATGTAGATTACATTGTCCTTTTGCTGACGCTTGTGAAAGTGACCCGAAAACACCAATTCTTGATTAGGAAAGTGACTGGCATTAAGTCCACCATGGTCGGGCATATCAACCATGGCATTCATTTTAAAATGAGGCAGTTCAAAGTGTCCAAATACATAACGACTCTTAAGATGTTTCATTTTTTCCCATTCGTCGCCAACTAACCATGGCACAATGGTAATATCACCAATGGTTGTAATTTCGTCAATGAGGCTAACATTTTTGAGAAGTTTGGCAAAAGGTAGACTGTTGATCTCTCGTTTTTCTCTATAGGCAAGATCGTGGTTACCCATAATCAAATATACCTTTTCAAAGTTTTCTGAAAGGTACTTGATATTTGAACAAGTATAATTCAGAGTGCTGACATTGACTGCCGAACGATTATTATGCCAATCTCCAAGAAAGAAACAGGTTTCTGCTTCTTCCTTCTTGGCCTCGGTAGTCATCCATTTAATGAAGTTTTCGCAGTCGTCGTTGTGGCTTCGACTGTTATTCCTTAAACCAAAATGAACATCTGTGAAGCAAACCGCCTTTTTAAATGCATGAGTCATTGGTCTATTATAATATCTTATTGAGTTTTTGTCTACACCAGTATAGTTCATCCTTGATCAGCAGTTTCTTTTTCCGCAGATCTCTGGCTTCAGTGCTGTCGTATTGGCGCTGTTTTTCCATTTGTATAAGTTTATGATCTAGGTAGCTGTGCGATTCTTCCAAGTGTTCAATATGACTTTTGAGACTATCATTGTGCATATATTATCCTTTTAAAAATGGCTCTAACTTAGGAGACTTCCAGCCTTCGGGCTTCAGTACCTTGCCGTCTTTGCGCTTTCTAACTTTATTGGTTTCAGCATCAATTTTGGCAAAGTTAGTACGCATAACTTCATTCCAGGCACCTTCGCTGTCGGCGCCCAGACTATGAATAGCACCAATAGTGACAACCAAGATATCAATCAGTGCGTCTAGTTGTTCAACTTTGTTTTTGTTGTGAACAGCAACAAACAACTCGTTTACTTCTTCTTTGATAAGGTTGGAATACAACTCAAATTGTTGTTTATTATAGAAGCCTGTGCTTTGGTCACATGCCTGCATAAATTTTTCTTGGTCCTTAAAAGGGGCGGTCATGAAGTCGGTTCTTCACTGTCTATTTCAATTTTTGTTAGTTCAATGTCTGTGTCTGGATCAATATCCATAGAGTTACTAGTATTTGTAGTCGACCCAGCATCTTTGAGAGCATTGATTCTTTCTATTTCGGCCTGGTGTTGTTGCGAGCTTTCCATTTGGCGTGTCCAACTAGGCATTTGGCCAGAATCTTGTAGCATGTCGTCACGGATATCTCGTTGACGCTTTTCAATATTTAATACTCTGGTAAAGCTGTTGGTCACCGCAGCAGTGTAATAGGCAAAGGGATTTTGACTTTTGCCTTCGTCAAACTGTAGCGCAATTTGTGTAAGTTGAATTAGGGCTTGGCCGCGCATTTCATCAACATAAGAGTAGCCTCGCCAATTGGCTCTAAAACTGTAGCGTTCACAAAGTTTCAAAAACATTGCGCCCAGACGGTTGGTTATTTGTGCGTGGTCGGTTGAAAAGCGGCCAGTCTTAAGGTTGCCCTTCCAGTGACTGCGAAGTACTTCGTGCCACGTGCCATCGTTATTGAGAACAAAGTGTTTGAAGGGTGGAAAATTTACCTTGGCTTTGCGATCAGCAAGATTTTTGGGATTATTTTTACGCCCGGGCTCAAGTGGAATGTGTTCAAAGGTCATTAGTCTAACTACTAGATTTGTTGTGGGTATCTTTTTGGGAATGATTTCAAAATCATCAGCTTTGGGTTTAGTGCTGGCTTTACCACCCAGAACTTCCCATTGGGCAACAGCAGCACGATAGGCTTCGTTGCTTAATCTAGCAGCGCGAGCTGCTTTGGCCAAATTAATAGCACCTTCTGGACAGGCCTTGGTTTTGCGATTATGAAAGCTTTTTAAATCGTCTACGATATAATCGTATTGTTGGTACTCTATATCCTTACACCAACAAAATTTCATTTTGCTTTTATGTATTTCAGCAAGAATGTCCTTATTTTTTAGGTAAATGGTTTTTGTTTTTTCTTCTTCTGTCACAATATTCTCCTTGAACTTATTATAGCATTTAAGCTGGCTATTGTCAATAGTATTGATGATAAAGTATGTAGATAACTTATCCGGTAAATAGTCATATGAAGATATCTGACCTCAAACCCAGAATAATTGCAGTGTATGCTGGTCGCTTTCACCCGTTTCATATTGGACACGCAACCGCTTATCACGAGCTTGCTGATAAATTTGGTGCTGACAATACTTACATTGTTACCAGTGGAAAGGTTGAACCAGAAAAGAGCCCGTTTGATTTTGCTGAAAAAATGTCAATGATGGTTGCCGCGGGTATACCCGAGTCGCGAATTTTTCAAGAAGTTTCTCCGTATAAGCCTATGAACTTACCAAACAAACTAGGCCTTGATCCCAACAAAGACGTACTAGTTTTTGGTGTAGGTCGTAAGGACATGGCTGAAAATCCAAGATTTGCATTTAAGCCACTCAAAGATGGTACAGCACCTTATTTTCAACTTTACATAGAAAGCGGAAAAGAACTACGGCCTTTCAATGGTGATAAGAATGCCGATGGTACTCGTGCAGGCCACGGATATGTCTATCCAGTGAGAGATGTAAAATTTGAAATTCTAGGTAAAGTAGTTAATAATGCCAGCAAAATTAGAGAGTTGTACAAAAATGCCAACGATGAAACACGATTGGCAATCTTAGCAGATCTATATCCTCAAAGCGGATCGGCTATAAAAAAACTTAAACGCATTTTTGATGGAAGGCTAGCATAATATGGCAATTATATCACCTCCAGTAAAATTATCCTTTGCAGCCCTTAAAGAGTTCGGCGAAGATAAAGGTACCGTGATTTGGCGCACAACACCAAAGATCGACCAAAGCATTCAGGTGAACTATCAAACCTGGGAATTGCAACATACTAACTATCAACCCGTTGCGTTTGGTAATCGTTCCACACCAGAAATAACAGTTTCCGGTCCGTGGATTAGTCGTGATCGCGCCGAAGCAAAAAGAACACTGGAGGCTATACATTTATTGAGATCAGCAACCATGATGTTTTATGGTCGCAATGACAAGCATAGAGGCACGCCACCGCCCATTGGAAGATTTTCAGCGTATGGCTTGTACAACAATACTCCAGTAGTTGTTAAAAGTTTTCAGTATAATTACCCTAATGATGTAGACTATATTTCTGCTTCGGGTCCTACACCTCCTCCTCCTGGTAAGGACATAGTGGACGAGACCGCCGCCAGGCGCGAATATGCCCGCTTTAACGCGATGACCAGCTTGGCAGAGCGCGACGCCGCTCAGCGCGAGCGCGATGCCTGGCACGTTCCCGCCGTCGATTCCGGAGGCTTTGCCATTTATGATCATCACAACGTCGGCAATTCACTGGATGGGTCCGGCGTTCCATTCCACCGGCCCCCCGCGACCGCGCCGGAACAGGCGAAGGCGGCGGCAGAAGAGCAGGACCCGGACCCCAACATGCCCGATATGCAGGCTGTACCGGTGCTGTTTGACATGTCAGTGACACTGATTGTACAAATGAATCCAATTGAAATTGTTAAGGAGTTTGAACTTAAAAAGTTCCTAGATGGATCGCTGTTAGGCAAAGGATATATCTAATAATGCCACTATATTCAGTTAATCAATATGCAAATACCAATATCAAAGATTTCTATCTTGATATTGCAAACTTGCCAACGGCAGAAATTCTGCTACAAGGGAAAACTCCTGAATTTATAACAGTGGCACCAAAATTTCAACATAGGCTAGATTTGTTAAGCCACGATCTATATGGAACCAGTGTTTATTGGTGGGTAATTTTATTATTGAACAGAAACCAACTCAAAGATCCAATTAGGGACCTACAACCAGGAATGATACTGCGAGTACTTTCCTCCTCAGACATGCCTAGGGTTAGCTAATGGCTACAAAAAAACCTGAAATTGTTATTGAAAAACCAAAGTATTTGGATGATATTGGCATCCCTGACGTAGTCTACAATCCCTTGCAAAGGTATCGCAATGTGACCTACCATACTAGGTTAACAATGATGCCGCAAAGTGAGGTTAGCAAAGGACGACCGGCACGATCATTCGATTTCAAAAAAGGCATGGTCATGTGGGAAACCGGCGCGACTGGTACAGTTTACCTAGAAGAACTGGTCATGAATGTTGTGGGTTCGGGTTCCGCCACCGGACTCTATGCCTTTCAAACGGGAACTAAATGGACCGGCAAACTAGTTGAACCAATAGGCGGAAGATTCCTGGAATCCATACACAGTGCTGCCCAACTGATGGGCTATCCAAAGCCAGACTCGGCTGAATATCTACTCGAGATAACTTTTAAAGGCTATAACGTCGGAAGCGACGAACCCGAAGTTTGCCTAGGTTGGGACAATGAAGAATTAGTATTTCGTTGGTATGTACAATTGCGGGAATTGTCAATGAAGTTGGACTACAAGGGCAGTACCTATGATTTTATTATGGCCGCTGCTAGTACTGACGCACAACTGTCAGATCATACTCACATTGAAACAGGTCTGAGTGTTGCGCGCCAAACAAAGAGTATTGAAGATTTCTGTAATGCACTTAGCAAGATATTGAACGAGCGAGAAGACGAAAAAGTAAAGACAGGTCAGCGGTGCTTTAGCCATATTTATCATATAATACCACACAAAGATATAGCGAAGTTAAAGCTCGTCAATGAGGGCTTGATCCCGACGGTCTCGTCCTTCTTCCGCGGCGACTATTCAGGAAAACCAGGAGAAACTATTCAGAATTTTATATTAAAGAGTTTGGCAAATAGCGATGCACTTATGGCGTATATGCATAAAATTCCTGAGAAGAAATTTATGAATGACGTAGACACTAAATTAGACACCATTCATATTCTGCCCAGAAATGTCAGCATTATTAGCGGAACCAAGGTCAGAGAGCAAAATGGTGCTATTATGTTTGATAACAAAATTGGAACCAGTGCCAAGGAAGTGTATTACTTTATAACAACTAAACCGGATGCTAAAAATATTATTGGTGCTAAAGAGTATGAATCCGCCTGGAATGCAACGAACAGAAATAAACGAGTTGACGAATTTATAAAATTAGGTGTATTGCGGAAGGCCTACAAATGGATCTATACAGGTGAAAATAGCGAAGTTATCAACTGCGAGCTTAAATTTGACTATCTCTGGCGCATGGTTCGCCCGCAGTTTGTTAATGAGAACGGGAAAGCCGTGGGCACTGTCCCTTCTGTTCCAGGGCAATCCTCATCGTCTCGTGCCGGCCCGCCGTCTGTGAGCTGTAACGAAGCCCGCAAGGTAAACGTTCCAGCTAGTGAACACTTCCAACTATATGCTGAAGATTTTTTGTATAGAGAGAAGAAAGAGAATCTCTTAGATTACACAGAACCTAGACCAGGTTGGTACCCGCACATGCCGCAAATTCATATTACTAATATTGACGCCGTGCCCCCTATCAAGAACAAAGACAATGCACGAGAGTACAGTATCTATACGCAAATTAACAATCAACAAGGGCAAGGAACCGCAGATCTGCGAAACCTTACCCTGGAAGTTGTTGGCGATCCCTATTATCTAATGCAAATTCCCGGCACACCGAGCAAACCACCCTACGAAGAAGATGTGTGGGAATATATGGAAAAAAATCTTACCGAAGAAGACATGGCAAAAACACGCGGGAAAACAGCGTCACATAGCTGGTTGCCGTTTATCTATTTCCAAGCAAATATTCCAGCCGCAGACACTGACGCTAACGATGTAATGAATCTAAGACAGGCAGACGCCATTACAGGAATCTATGTAGCTAGGGAAATGCAAAACAAATTTATTAAAGGTAAATTTACATCAACGCTTACATGTACTAAAGAACATCTCTCTAATCCCTCGAGATTGTCTGAGAAGGCTAAAAGAGAGATCAGCCAGCGGACCGGCATCCCAATCGATAAATTGGGCGAGGTGAAGCCTGTAGGTCAAGGTAGCGCAGCCGCCTCAGGGCCTAATAAGGCGAATCGACCTGGGCGCAGCCGCCGGTCGTTCCCGGGACCACTAGGCTAATGAGAGCTACTTCTACAGGTGAAATGTTATCCCACCATGCTGGGGGTCTCGGTGCCAGCACTTCTAAAATTCATGGCATTTACATTGGCAAGGTAAAGAAAAATGTAGATGACAAAGGTTTAGGTAGACTATGGGTATGGATACCTGAGCTGAGTCATTCAAATGAAGATGACGAAACGAATTGGTTCGATGTAAGATATTGTCCACCATTGGCAGGTGCTGCAAATCCGAGTACTGAACCTCAAGCCAAAAATGCTACCCAATATAGTCAAACAAAACACAGCTATGGCATGTGGATGGTGCCACCGGATCTTAACGTACAGGTAGTTTGTGCTTTTATTAACGGTAATCCACGCACTGGTATTTGGTGGTGTTGTTTGCCGCATGATGGTCATACACATGCTATTCCAGCTATTGCTTCCGGGCAAACACACCAGGGAGAAGTTTTGCCAGTTGGAGAAAGAAGCAGATACAATACAACAGATGCTCAAATTGAAAACCGTCCAAAGCACCCGCAAGGCGATAACTTAATTAGACAAGGTCTTGATAAAGACCTTTCTCGCGGGCACACAAACGCTGGACCCTTTCGCAATGTTAAGGAAGGTCCTGGAAACAGTTACGGCTTCCTATCACCAGGGCAGCACAGGCTTGTACTTGATGACGGTCCCAATGGCGGTGATGGAGGACAAGTTAGATTACAAACAGCATCAGGTAATACACTTATTTTAGATAATGCTGGTGGATTTATCTATGCTATCAATGCAGCAGGCACAGCATGGTTTCAATTAGATTCAGAAGGAAACATTGATTTTTATGCCAAAGGTGACTTTTCTGTCAACGCCGAAGGTAGTATCAATTTACGAGCAACAAAAAATATCAATGCAGATGCAGGGCAAAATATTAATGCTGTGGCGGCCCTGAACTGGAACCTTGAGGCCTGTGAAATTTTTAATGCTACTGGCACCACAGGCATGAAACTAACCTCGAGTCAAAATATGAATATTCTTGCTGACAGTCAAATGAAATTGACAGCACAACGCATAGACCTTAACGGTCCGCCAGCAGAACGAGCACAGTTGCCTGCTATGAATTCATTGGTCAGTAATACAACAGTGGGTAAAAGTGTTGCGGGTCGCGTACCTGAAGCTGAGCCTTATGGTGGTCACAGTTATCGCAAAGGCGAGCAACCAACAGTGCCACCGGGTAGCCCAGGTGTTCCAGCTAGCACTATTACTCCTGCGCCATCGAGCTATGAAGACAAACCAGAAGACAAACCAGCACCAGACGCTACCAATGCTGTGGATTGCATTCCTGAACCCACCCAGTCAAAACTCAGTGACGAAGGATTTGCTATTTTAAAAAGTCGCGAAGCTTATCGCGGAATCATGTACAGCGATTTTCAAGGTTACAGCATTGGTTACGGCAGTAGGCTTGACATTTTTGGTCCTGGTTATGGTGGAAAGATTGATGAAAACCTAAAGAAGGCGTTGATGGCAGGACCCAGTGAAGCCGAAGCAAGATTGGCTAGTAGACAGATCGTTGATAGAGAAAATACTCCAAGAGTAATGCGAGCAATAGCAAAAGCCAAAGCTGGTAAAAATGTCTGCTTGACACAAAGTCAAATTGATGCATTGATCATGGCTTCTTACAATTTTCCTGCGATGGCTGATAAAATGGCTGTTGATCTCTGTAATGCAGCAGCTAAAAATGCTGACGGCAAAGCCACAAATGCTGACATTGCACAAATCTGGGCCAATGCTTCTTATGGGACTCCCGCCTTCAGAAACAGCGATGCAAAATATGCCATGACAGGCAAGCCAAATCCAGACACTGTGATCAAATCACCAGATCGTTTGAGGACAGAAGGACAGTCTGCTGGAAACAAAGAGATAGCGTCTGGACGAGTACCGTTGCCTGAAAATAACAATTGGAAAGGCCCTTTTGGCAACGGCGCACATGGCGGAATACGAGTAGGAAGAACATATGGACCTGCAACGACAATACACCGCACACAATATGAAAGAAGCACATATCTAAACACCGGACAAGTGCCTTCGGGATCCAGCTTGACAATAGCCCAGCTCAATGACAAATATGGTGCGCCTCACCTCGGCGGGAACTTCCCACCAGGTGCCCCAACCCAAGTCGCGCTCAACACCACGACACCGCCGACCTCTTGAGCTTTAATAAAACCCAGCATAATACAACCTGCTAAATAGGCGTATGCGAATTACTACTAGATTTCGTGGATATAGCTCTGTCAAAACTGGTTTTGTATCCCCGGTTCGCTATGACATGAATCTCGCCATCCAAGACCTATTGAATCACTTTAATACACGCCGAGGTGAGCGTGTAATGATGCCTACTTTTGGCAGCATTATTTGGGAATTGTTGTTTGATCCTATGGATAACAGTATAAAGAAAAAAATCACTGACGATGTTATCAGCATTATTAAAAACGACCCAAGATGGGAATTTCTGACTGTAGATATCAGCGAAGAACCAAATGCATTGAATATAAAGATCAATCTTCTGTATTTGCCCTCCGATGAAAGAATACAGTTACCTTTGACTTTTAATAAAGGAACACAAACAGAATGACACAATCTAGACGACTTGGGCAACTAAATGCTGCTGAAAATTGGGTTAATGCCTATAGATACTTGACAAATGCCAATTTCAAAGCTTATGATTTTGAAAGCTTACGAACAGCATTATTAGACTATGTACAAACAAATTATCCTGAAGATTTTAATGACTTTATTAATTCCAGCGAATATGTTGCACTCATTGACCTTATGGCCTATATGGGGCAAAATATTGCTTTCCGCAGCGATTTAAATCTACGAGAAACTTTTTTAGAAACTGCTGAAGTACGCGGTAATGTGATGAGCATTGCACGACAACTTGGCTACAAACCATCTAGAAATATTGCTGCTAGCGGATTCTTAAAAATTGCTACCATTAGCACCACACAAAACATTATAGACAGCAAAGGTACTAACCTGGCTGGACTAAACATTGTTTGGGGAGATCCGTTAAATTCAGATTTCAATGAGCAATTTTCTCTAATTCTAAATCAAGCTCTTAACAAATCTAATCCCATTGGACGACCAATCAGTAGAATTGTTGACAATGGTGTGACACGACAGCTATATCAAATTGACCAGCCAGATTCTAGAACTATGGTTGAATCTGTAAGTTTAACATCTAAAAATAACATCAGCTATTCTTGCGAATTGGTGCCTGTCAACATTGACATCGAAACACAACTAGCAGTTGAAAGTGTACCTAATCCTTATGGTTATCTGTCGTTGCTGTTTAACAACGACGGTGCAGGATTTTCAACGAATGCCAATGGTTGGTTCTTTATGTTCAAGCAAGGTCTTTTAAAATTTGACGATTTTATACTCAATGAAAGCGTAGAAAATCGTGTGATTGATATCAATAGTGACAATGTCAACAATACGGATATTTGGGTACAAAGCATTGACAGTACTGGGCGTATTTTATCAAACTGGACACCGGTGTCAAATATTTTAGGCAATAACATTGTTTTCAACGGAGTCAATAAAAATACTAGAAACTTGTATGAAATTATTACTAGAGAGAATGATTCTGTTTCGATTAAATTTGGCGATGGCATTTTTTCTGACATACCAACTGGTAACATTCGCATTTGGTACAGACAAAGCGCAGCCGAGGACATTTCATTTGTGCCTCTCAATTTAACTAACTCTGAAATTGCAATTAGTTACATTGATTCAACAGGGGTCTTACAATCATTTACAGTTTCACTACAGCTAACTGAAGTAGTATCTAATTTATCCGGTGAAACTGTTAGTCAAATCAAGAATCGTGCCAGTAGAACTGCTGCAACACAAGAAAGAATGATCACTGGTAGCGACTATAATACATATCCAGAAGGCAAAATGAGCGGCATTACCAAAGTCAAGTCTATTAATAGAATCCATGCTGGACAAAGCTTGTTCAGTGATTTTCAAGACCCCTCCGGAACTTACAGACCAGCAATATCTATAGCCGACGATGGGTTTATCTACAGTAGAGATTTAGTAGAACAAGGGTCTCTTGAAATTGGACTAAGCAGCGACGAGGTTATAGATGTAATTGAGAATCGGTTACTTGATCGGTCGTTGCATCAATTTTATTACAAGAAATATCAGCCAATTATATCTGCTGACACAGTGTATTGGAAAACAATAGATTCAGGAAATGCCATCAGCCATGGCTATTTTGTACTTGACGACGGACTGGGGTTACCATTACGCATTGGTAAAGGCAATCCCGACATTCAATTTAGAAACCTACGCAAAAATACACTAATTAAAACCATTGATGGTACGTGGTCCAAGATTAGTGATGTATATAGAGAAGGCTTTGGATTGACTGACAATTTGGGTGTCAATACTGGACTACGAGCCAATGGACAGGGTGCTGTATTTTTAAATTCTATTATAGATAGCGGTGATCCTGTGCGTATTTTGTCATGGTTCCCGCCACTTAGAGCTGTGTTTGATGTAGCCGAAAAAACTGAATTTATGAAAGAAATTGACGCACTGCGAGACTTTGCTATTCGGTACGATCAAACATTTGATCGCTGGCGCCTTGTTCGTGCTGATAATATTGATCTGTCAAGTGAGTTTAGCCTAATTAGTGCTGGTAACAATACCAATCAAAACCTAGACGCAAGTTGGTTAGTAAGATTTTCATATAACACACTGGCTGAGTCATGGGGCTCTTTTCTAAGAAAAGATCAAACTACATTTGGTAGCAAGTCACAACTAGCATTTTATAATACCAAATTTGGAAAAGGTCTTGATCGACGAACTCGTCGTAGCGTGTCAGACACTATTAAAATTCTAGCAATCAACAGCGGTATTGGGCAAGAACTAGCCCTGGACATTGTTGATTATTACAAGTTAAACGACGGTCGCAACGACTTCAAAAGAGTATTAGTTTTGTCGCCTGGTATTGCTGAAACCCTAGTACCTAATGATCCAGAAATAATTTCTAAGATTATCAGCAATCAGAGTTTAACTTTGAATCGCGTTCAATTGGTTGATGCTCCGGGGCAATTCACACTATCTCCGGCACAAGGTGCCAGCGGTGAAATTGGTCCATACGCAGGTAGACAGGGATTGAAAGTACAGTACAACCATGTACCACTGAGAGATATCAGGATTAATCCTACTACAACCAACATCATTGATATGTATGTGCTGACTTCACAATTCAATACAGAATTTAGAGGATGGATTGCTGGTGGTCTTCGACGAGGCCGAAGACCATTTCCACCTGATTCATTTACATTGTCACGGCAAATGTCTTCGGTGTTACCAGCCAAGAGTATTAGTGACTCTATTGTATTTCATCCTGTGAACTTCAAAATTATATTTGGAATTGGAAGTGATTTGCGTAATCGAGTCAAAATTCGTGTAACCAAATCAGACGGTACCAAAATTAGTGACGCTGAAATAAGATCTCGAGTTATTGAAGCCATTGGTGATTACTTTTCAATTGATAATTGGGAATTTGGTGAAACATTTTATTTCACTGATATGGCTTCTTGGGTACACACACGACTTGGCGGAATTGTTAGCAGCATTGCATTGATTCCTCTGCAAACAGGGTTAGGTCCAAATGATATGTTCGAGATTCGCTGTGACGACGACGAAATTTTTATTAGTAGCGCATCGGTTAGTGATGTTGAAATTATTACCAGCGCCGTTGCCGTAACAGTTTAAGGTATTTTATAATGGCAAAAGATCCAAAGAAACTAAATCCTGAAAAGCCATTGATCAGAACTGCGCCAGGCCAGACTCTGGTAGAAACTACCTCTCCCAAAGTCTACGACCTTTTGCCAGGCGTGTTTAAAACAGAAGGCAACAAAAAAGTATTTGATGCTTTTATTGAAAATATGTTTCAGCCTGACAGCCTGGAAACATTAAATTTTACAGTTGGTAGAAAAACAAACGAAACAACAAACAATGTAAACCTTCCTCATTCTACTGCGAAAAGACAGTTGGAAAACGGTCTAGTACTTTTTACCGAAACTGGTGTAGAAACTCTAACAGCCGATGATGTAGCAGTTAAGTGGGGATTCAATGACCGCAATCAAGAACTGCCGGTACCAATAGCAATTTGTGATCTGCCTGTTGATCCAGACAAGCTTGTAAATTGGCACGACTACTACTGGCTTGAAGAAGGTATGCCGGCAATCCATGCTACTGGTGGATCTCAGCCAGAATACTATGATGTCAGGCGAGATATTATTGGCAGTCGTTATTATACGCTGCCGGTGCAAAGAAATGGTCGCAGACTTGAATTAAAAAACGGCATGCGTTTAATTTTCCAGCAGCATCCTGAGCAAACCAATATTGTCGGTAATGAGTTTAGGCAGTATGTGTCAACAGGCGCAAGCATTGATCCAATTGGTTTTGAGTTAACTGGTTATAACAAAGATTATGTTGGTGTCAGTGTCAATGCTGTGTTAAAAATTGAAAATGTTGATTATCGTATATTGGGCAATGAAATATATTGGATTACACCTCCGGTTGCTGGTAATATAGTTTATATTGCCTTGGATGACTATTACCTTACCAAAGAAGAATACAAATCACCGAGAATTTGGCAAGTTGAAGGAGTGGGCACAGAGCAAGGTATTCGTCTGCTTGGCAGCACACACCAAATAACTGCCACCGTTTATAGCAAGATGGTACAGAGTAGATGGGACCAAACAACTATTCCTTGGGATAGAATTGAGTGGGACGGTGATATTCAAGGTATCAATGCCAAACATTATATTTTGCAAAAGGTTGGAGCAGAAAATCGAAATGCACATAGCCGTGTAAATGTATGGTATCACAAAGACACTATTCAAACCATAGCAGATTATTTAGATTTACCCTTTGAAGACATTGCTATTACATCAGCACGAGCGCTTCGTCCAATTCTAGAATTTGAAAATACACTGGAAATGTGGACACATGGTACTGCATACCGCCCATGGGTAAACAGTGTTGAAACAAAACAGGCCAATCCAACATATTATGTTGGTATGACTGCTAGAAATGCAAACATTGAATTACAAATGGCCACTACTACCACTGAGGACTACAAGATAAATTCTGCTCCTCGCGTGTTGTGGCTGGCTGCTGGTCCATATTTTAACAAGATTATTAATTTTAGATCAACAGGAAACACAGTCTCAGAATTTTTTGTGGAAACAGCCAATGATGGAGATGCAGTTGTTGTTCAAAATAGTTCTAACATTATTAAACTTTCGTTTGTTGAATATTATTGGAAGTCAGGACAGGCTATTTTAGCAAACTTCAGAAAAAATAGAATCCAGCAGCCCTTGTTTGAATTATATGGCCGAGAGGGGCTGAAGCTCAGCCAATTGGAGAATATTGGTATATTGCCAACATCAGTCAACAGCAAAATTATTGAAATAATTGCTGGGGATATTCACGACGATGAGAGCGGATATAAACTGGCATTTTCGCCTAGTAGTTTTAGCGAGCTTAATGAAAACAATATAGCCAAAAATCCAATGTACAATATTTTGTACAAGACCAGACAGCAAGAACTAATAAGTTATTTTAAAAACAACATTAGAAAAATCTATCCTGGTCCTTATTCTTTTAGAAGGTGGCACGGCGGTGATCGTGACATTGAATTGAGCAATGGTTGGAAACAAGCTTGGTTTAGATTAAAAAGCGCAGTAAATCGTAAAATTATCATCAACGATGAAACCAGTATTCCCTTAGACTTGTCAATGTGGGCAGGTTATAATTGGGGTATAACAGTTTCACAAGGCAATACGATCTTTGTACATCTTGACAACTATCAACCAGTGGTTGACAATCGTGCTGTGGTGGCAAGAGGACAACCTGCAACATTCAAACTGTTCCTGGATGACTCTCCCGATATCCAATTGGTTACAATTAATGATGGCACGACTACATTTGTTGCAAATGTCAATGATGGTGCTGTAACAATAATTGTTTCTGAAAATGCCAGTGACCTGTTGACTCTGAGTTTTGGTACAACTCTGCTGGTTGCCAGAGTAATTGATTCTTATCAAGATCCCAGAAACCCCAAGATAAAATTAAATGGTTTAGATGTTGACTATGAATTTGAAACTGTGTTGAATGGCAATTCAGTTAAAGAAGTAAACTTACTGGTCACCGGTGACGGAGCACTAGAAATTACTCACCAAGGTAATGCTGTTGATGATGACACTATCACAGCCGTGCCTGGTATGGATCTAAATCCTGATCAAGTTGCTACTTTATCTTTTTTTAGTGTGGGTAAACTTCTTGAAAGACTACAAGCGGAAATTTCTGCAACTAAAAAGCAAAATCAGTCTTGGATTGATTGTTTGGCTGTCAAGGCAGCAGATGGCATACAAATGGCAGAACACAGCTCGATGAGAGCTGCTTGGGCAACAACTAGGCTAAAACCAACTATTGAAGAAATAGTACTTTCAAGACCGCTGGCCTGCTGGAAGTGGCATAGAAAATTTATAAGCAAGCTTGAACAACTGCACAGTATTGTTGATTTTGAAGTTCTTACAATCAAAGACGGGCTTGACAGAGTCTTAAATGAACTAATAATTGGTACAAGTCAAGGTTCAATAGATGCTATCACCGGCGTTGCTATGATAACTTCAGGTATGAATGTCAACAACTTTGATGTAGATACATCACAAACAGTGCCATCACAAACAGTGTTTACACTGTCTGGTACATTAAGTACTGATTATTACAGTTCTGATCATGTCTATGTGTATCTCAATGATAAGTTGCTGACCAACATCAGCGATTATACTCTTGACCCAGACAACAATTCAGTAGTTCTGGCTGTTCCTGCCACTGCTGGCGATAAAGTAGTAATATATCATGCAAACGAAGCAGATTTGTACACTGGCATACCAGCAAGTCCGGCAAAGCTTGGACTAGGTCCGGTTTATAAACCCGGCATCATCGAAGAAACATGGGGCACAAACAGTCGCAAATACATTCGTCGGCACGACGGTTCTAAATTTACTGTTTATTTGCCACCCAATGGTAGCGATCCAGCCAATTATGTTTTAAACAAGATCATACTGGAACTTGAGACACGAATTTACAACGGCATTTTGACAGTGTCAGGCGATAGACAAAGACAATTACTGGTCAACAATTACAGTTATAAACCTTTGACTGGACTGCAAATCCAAGCACAAATAGAATGGTACCAAACAAATAATCTTGATTATCGAGATCGCAGCGATTTTGCACTGACAGATCCCTGGACCTGGAACTACAATGGCAAAAGCTGGAGAGCAATCTATTTTGAAAAGTTTGGCACCTATAATATACATACTGCACCTTGGGAATCTCTTGGTTACAGCATCAAGCCACTATGGTGGGACAGCAAATATTCCTGGACAGATGCCGCCAAGAGAGTAAAACTAGAAAAAGCATTACGCTATGGCATAATCAGTAATCCCGATGAAGCTGTGACTATTGAACCTTTGTTGAGAAGAAACAGCACAATCTTTCCTGTAAACAGTACCGGAATACTATTAGATCCTGTAGCCAGTGGGTTAGAGCCAGCACCAGCAGCTGATATTGCTAGACAGCCTTGGGAAATTGGTAATTTTGGCCCATTTGAAATGCTGTGGAGACACAGTCCGTCGGGTGTCTGGTCGAATGTAATCTATGGTATTAGCGATTACAATGTTGTGAGTGAATTCTTTGACAGCAACATTGATCCTTATGCCAAACAGAAGCATGTTAAAAATTATAGCGTAGCGTCCAAAGGAATAGATTCCATTGCTCCTGTGCAGTTTTTTCAAGATAGACCCACATTGGGACTTGGTGCTGTTCTTTTTGAAGGCAACAGAGATTTAAATTTTCTTGGCGAAACTCCGTTGAACAATCTAATTTCTATTAATGTGCGAGTTGGTTTTGGAATTGGCGGATTCAGCGACGGCAATATCAAACTTAAATTGCCTTTCTCCCGAGATGGAACAAATAACTATGTTCCAGTCGAAGACACTTTGATGACATTGAGTGAAGGAATCATCACTTCACAATTGCGTTACACTGCTGTTCGTTTACAAAAAGATATTGATGGATTTAGAGTCTTTGGTTTTGATCCATCCCGTCGATACTTTACAATATTCCAGCCAACTAAGACTAGTCCAACAAGAAATCTAAGTACAATATATGGAACTTTTCACGAATACCAGGAATGGAATCCGGTTCCTGTGAATATCGCATACGGTCATTTATTACTCAACAAACAAGAAGTGTTAACATTCTTAACAGGCTTGGGTGCTTATCAAGAAAGTTGTGGTCTAGTGTTCGACGAGGTCGATTCTCGTGGGATCAATATAACTTGGAAACAGGTAACCATAGACGCTTTCCAGTGGATTGAAGAAAATTGGATAGATGGTCATTACTGTATTGTTGGTGTAGCCACTAATAATGGAATTAAATTTAGACATCAACGCAGTATGCTTGCTGACTTGTCCAAAGGCACAGGATTAATTGGCAAAATCTTACTCAGTTCCGGCAGATCTGCGTTGTCCAAGGAAATCCTAGTCACGAGAAAAGAAGAAACTGATGTTGTAATGTCATTGAATGACGAACAAATTGCTTTTATTGATTTTGCACTGCAAGATTTTCAACATGTGGTATTTTTAAATAGAACAACCAAATTTGGTGAAACTATTGTTGATTCGGTAACAGGAACTCGAATCAGCAATTTAAAGATTTCTGCTCGCCGAACACATGCATGGACAGGACGTCCAGTGGTCAATGGCGGTATTCTAATCGAAAACGGATTGCTTCCAGGATTTGAGAGTTTGACTACAGACCTTATTAGAAGTCGTCAACCTGAAACCAGTGCCTTTGAAAACTTTAAAAATTCAATTTCCCGATCAAATATAGTTCCTGTTCGCAATAGTGTGATCAGCGATATTATCCAAGATGACACAAACATATTCCTTTACCAACAAGGTGTGCAAGTTGCTGCTGGTACCAATTTAACCATAGATGCTTTGTTCCGTAATGTTAATTTTGATATTCCGGGTAAAGTTCAAGACATTGAGGTTAACGAACAATGGATGTTTGATCTAGGAAAGTTTGGCAACTCTGGAGCAACTAAAATCTGGGAAATTGAACTACGCAAGAAAGACTTTACTAGTAAGAGACAAATCATTCGATTTAATACCAACAGCGCCAGTGATTTACGCGGTGACAATATCATTGACTTAATAGGAAACAATGATCCTCGTTGGATTACAAGACCCAGCAATCCTAACTTTAGAATGATACCTCGCAGTGAAATTACTGTGCGGTATAGCAAGGTTAATAATTGGTTGCCCAGCGCCGGTATTGCTGAACTAACAGACACTGATCTTAGAATAGTGAGTTTAGACAAATTTAAATTTGATGATCTGAAAACACTCAATGATGTTAAAGCTGCAAACACTACACTTACTATTTCAACAGTGTTCAGTACCAAGGCATTTTCTAAATTTGCCAACTACAAAGTGGGCGATTATGCATGGAATCAAGGATATTTTTACAAAGCCAAGGTAAATTATACCGGGTCAGACCTGGGCTCATTTGACGCGGACGACTGGGAGCAGGTTTCCCTCAATGGTAAGTTGTTGCCTTCAATTTGGATCAGTGACTTCGATGGATATGGCTGGAATGTATTACAAGTCATGTCTCCGGTATATGTCGAAGAATGCTGTCCAAATGCACTGGATACTAGTTTAGTCGAAAGTAGGGTAACTTTTGCTAATCCGCATCAATTTCAAATTGGCGAAAAGTTTATGCTGTCGGGTTCCGGCGATGGTTCTCTTGACAACCTGCTGATAGTTAAGGAAATTGTTGATGACTTTAATATCTTAGTTGATGCCAAGGCCACCAGTGGTAAAATCACTTATAATCTAGTAGCTTTCAAAATCAAGTCAGTTAAATTTGACTCGGACAGTGATTGGCAGAATTCAACTGTGAATTTTATTGCCGGTATGAAAGCCTACATTGATTACGGTGATACAGAAGGCACATGGAAGATTGTAACCTATGTAGAAGACGGACAACATATTCCTTTACCAGGCACTCAACCAGATACTATTATTAAGTATAGTGGTCCAATGGTAGCCAGTGGAGATTTGAATACAGTTAAACTTATCAATGGAGTTACACAAAAACAGCTGGCAACATTGGAAATTTTTGATCCTTACAAGGGTTTAACTATTGACGAAGTAGCAAATTACATCGACTATCGAGGCCTAGCAGATCCTGCAATTTACAATACCACCGACCTTGGAGAAAAGGATTTGGATGCTGTTGAATCTTGGGGCGAACAGTACCTTGGTCAACTATGGTGGGATTTGTCCTCATTGAGATACATTGAATACGAACAAACTGATGATATTCAGTATCGAGCCACACATTGGGGTGAAAAATATGCCGATACTTCTGCAGAAGTCTATGAATGGACAGAAACAGATGAGGTACCAACTGTAAACTTGTTCCCGCATGCAAGACTAGACAAAAGCAGCAGCATGGTTGGGCAGATTCGCTACAGCGAAAAACAGGTATTTGATCGTGACAGTGGAATAATTGTACAGAAATATTACTTCTGGAATGGAAACGTTGGCGATTTAAATCCTGCGGTACCGCAGAGAATTTATTCAGCCAGCGCAATTGAATCAATATTAAATAATCCAGACGCCAATGGTATTTCTTGGATGTCGCCTATTGATGAAAATGCTCTACTGCTATCAAACATTCAAGATTTCTTTGCAGAAAGCGATAAACTAATTTTAAGAATTGAACAAGACACAGCCGAGGAACAGAACTTTGGTTTTAGTAAGATAATATCAGAAGGGTTTACAGGAGATGTAATCGACCATTTCTTTTATTCTAAATTGGAAGCTAGTATTGCTTCTCGAGACAACTATAGAGAAGTTTATCTTATTAAGCCATTTATACCTGGAAACACTTATAAAAAAGGCGACTATATTGTTAACTTTACCAATGGAAATTTTGTTTCTTTAGCAACTGCTGGAAACTATAATACTAGCGTCCCGCCATTTGATTATCCAGTGTTAGTAGGTATTGATGACAACAGAGAAAACATAACACAAGTATGGAGAGCCATTACAGATCGAAATCATAGAATATATCAAGCAGCAAAAGATTTCACGGCGTCGGCGTCTGTGACCACTGATAGAAATGCCAAGAAATTAATTAGGAGTGGTGCAGTTGGTATGATATCCAATGTTCTAGATGCAGATGCTGGTGAATATTACGCAGTGATAGAAACGCGCCGCATAGTGCCAAGCAGTCGTTTACACCCGGCAAGACGCTATGGTAATCAAACCGTACCTCTACCTCAAAGCTGGTTTAAAAATGTTAGAGCAGCTCGTCGCGTCTTGGTGTCAGCAGCAAATACCTTTTTGTTGAAAATTGACACAGTTAGCAAACAAGGTTGGGACAAATATCTAAGAACTTATCGTCCTTTATGGGGATCATATACCAGAGACCTTACTAAATTCTGGAGACATGTTGATTATATTGCTGAGGATTACACACCCGGTAATGAAAGCACACGCCTGACCAATTTTAATCAAGTTCAGGACCTTGACGATGGTGTCACAAACTTTGCTATTGTTGATTCAGCGAATAATACAGTTGAAGCCTATAACAAAGATGGAAACATTACGACCTTGGTATATAGACAAAACGGTACCATTCAGTTTAACGATTCACTGTGGAACGGAAATTTAGGTGACGGATGGGATGCAGTTAGATGGGATGCAGTTAGATGGGACGAAGATGGCAGTGAAATCATGGAGAGTATTCTTAGGGCTTTACGTTATTCAATTTTTGTTGATGCTGACCTTGGCTACTTTAATCTATTGTTCTTTGCCTTAGTCAAAGAAAGCATGGTACAAATCCCCACAGCCGATTGGGTAACCAAAACAACTTATCTTGATATTACACAAACTAGCTCTAACAATCTAAACCAAGTAAAAAACTTTTACAACAAAAAGGATCGCTTGATTGGAAAGTACATTGATGAGGTAAAACCGTATCATACCAAAACACTCGATAAAAATCAATTCAGTGTTAAGGTGGTACCAACCGGTGTTGATTTCACTGAATCAATTGATTTAAAAGTAACTACAGCAACAGTAATTGTGCAAGAACAAGATGAAGATTCTGTTTTAACAACAGAATCAGGCAACCTTATTGTTGAAGACCGTGAAACAATAACACAATCATTGACCGAAGAGAATTAACAAGGGTTATTTGAAAAAAACTAAATATGAGTATGACCAGCTTACAACTGCCAATCAAAATAGACACTTTTATTGTCATCAAGGATCTTGATACAGGCAAAGTTCTGGGCGAAGGACATAATGCTATACATCGTGAGAACATGAGTTTAGTAATAGCCAATGGTTTGGCTAGAAATAATAGTTCGAGTTTTGTCAGTGAAATGCATTTTGGACGCGGTGCCAGTATTGTATCTGATACTGGAACAATCACATATAGAAAGCCTAGTGTAACAGGAGCCAGCGCAAACCTTTACAATACAGTGTATTTTAGAGTAGTTGATGATGAGGATCTAAACAATCCTGATTTTGAATTCAATTTTACTAAACAAACACACACCACTGGCACAGACTTTGCTGACACAGTAATTACAGCGACATTAGACTATTCAGATCCATTGGTCAATGACAGTGTTTTTAATATTGTTAACGGCACACAGCAAAGTTTAGACGCTACTACCAGCATTGATGGCGAGTTTGTTTTTGATGAAATTGGATTGAAAACTCGAGGAGTAGCTGGACTCAACACTGGAAATTTATTAACGCACTTTATATTTCATCCTGTAGAAAAACAGGCGAATCAGAGAATTCAGATAGTTTACACTCTAAGGGTGCAGGCTGGTTAAAGGGGTATAAGAATAAATATACCAAAGGCATTTAAGCCAAAGGGAATACAAATATGACATACGAAGTCAATAAAAGTAACGGAGAAGTTCTAGTAAATTTAATCGACGGGGAAGTTGATAATACTACCACTACTCTAAATTTGCTAGGTAAAAACTATCTGGGCTACGGCGAGCTAATCGCTGAAAATTTTGTTCACATGCTGGAAAATTTTGCCAGTAGTACGGAACCAGTAAGCCCTATCGCGGGTCAATTATGGTTTAATACAGGCGAAAATAGATTGGCAGTCAGAGACACCGATGATAACTGGAAAACATTGGCGCATCTTACTAGTCGTGCAAATCGCCCAACAGAAACAGCTCGCCTCGGCGACTTTTGGTATGATAGCACAAACAAGTCCTTGAAAATCTATGTTGGAACAACGTCCAACGATCAAGCATTACCGGGCTACAACAACGGTTGGGTCAATGTGGGTGCGTTTGAAGCTGGCAGTGGGATAAGCTTTGCTACACTATTAGACACCAATGGTACTTCGCACAAGGTAGTTAGAATCAACCTCAATGGGATTTGTGTTGCTATTATCAGCACGGACGCTGAATTTACCATTGCAGCTTCACATGCGATTGCTGGTTTCCTTGTAATTGGTAAAGGTATTAATATGAATACCACTGGCAATAACACAACAACATTTAACCCCAATGCCTTTAAACTGCGTGGTATTTCTATTGAAGCAGAATTTGCTGACGTTGCTGAAATTTTTGTTGCCGATGCTGTTTATGAACCGGGTACTTTGGTATCCTTGGGTGGCAGCGCAGATGTTACTTTGACCACCGGGTCGGCCGATAAAAATATTTTTGGTATTGTGTCATCGAGGCCAGCATACTTAATGAATGCCAAGCAAAAACACGAAAAGAATGCATTACCAGTTGCCATAGCCGGCCGTATTCAAGTAAAAGTAACAGGTATTGTTAAAAAAGGTGATCGTTTGATTGCTAGCAACACTCCGGGCGTGGCCCAAGCTGCTGATGTAGATGCGCCTACTTGGAGTATTATTGGTCGTAGCCTAGGCAATTTTTCAGGAAATGGAGTTGGCGTAATTGAAGCCACAGTCGGAGTTCGCTAAATGGCGGCAACAAAACGCTATATTGTTTCGCTTAACAAGGGCGTAGACTATAATAAATTTTGGACTCAACTTGAGTCTGCTACTGCTGGAATTGCTAACGTTCCAGATCGCCCTGTTACGATTGCAAACCCTCGTCTAGCGTTTGAGCGTATTTGTGAATATGAATTAACTGATGCTGAAGTAGAACGGTTACGAAATGATCCTAGGGTTGCCGCTGTTGAGCAACCAGTTAATGATTTACCATTTGTCAAAATAGTGCATAGTTCAACTATTCTTGACAAGAACTTTGACAAACCAACATCTAGCGCAGGCGATAATGTAAATTGGGGATTGATTAGACATAGTAATATTACTAATGTATATGGCAACGGTGCTGACGACAACAATAACAACTATGTCTATGACTTAGACGGCACAGGTGTTGATATTGTTATCATTGACTCGGGAATACAAACAGGACATCCTGAGTTTGGATCAAGACGCAAAACAGTAAATTGGAGTAGTTTTTATCCTGGTTATGAATTAACTAATCAAAACGACACCAATGGCCACGGAACACACGCGGCTGGTATCGCTGCCGGTAAAACCTATGGCTGGGCCAAAGGCGCAGATGTTTATTCTCTAAAGAATATGTTTCCTGGTCCTGATCAAACAGGGCAAACAGTTAACGATCCTTTAGATTTCTTTGAAGCATTAATTAACTGGCATAACGCAAAAACAAACAATCGACCAACTGTAGTAAACATAAGTTGGGAATTTCGAATTAATTGGGAAACTTATCAAGCAGCACCCTACAATTTACAAGATTACAGGCGGTATATTACTGGCGGCCAATATTCATCTGGCCCTATTCTAGCAGGACAAACAGATGTATATTATCGATCTAAGGGATTGTTAAATTTACAACAAGGGTTGCCTTTACAAGATCCAGATGATCCTTGGTTCCCTCCGGGGCTTCCGTTTTCAAGTACGGTATATAATAATGCTCTAGCCGAAGTCATTGACTCGGGTATCATAGTTGTCAAAGCCGCAGGAAATAATTCATTCAAGGTGGATAAGCCGACAGCTAATGGTGGCTCGGGTGACTATAATAATTATTTTACACTTAATGTACCAGGCTTTGAAGCTCTTTCTGCAGGAAATCATTATTACCATCGCGGATCGAGCCCTGAAGATCCAAGGATGATTGTAGTTGGATCTTTGGGCGCATCTGGTGTGTATAACCCAACCGTGCCTGCTAATACAGGCGGAGACAGACAGGCAGATTATTCAGCCAAAGGTCCACGTATTGATATCTATGCCGCTGGAACAAATATTATGAGTGCATGTAGCAATACAAATCGCGGCAACAGCGGTCAGCCATATCAGCACGGTAATACAAATTACAAACAAGTAAACAACTCTGGCACATCAATGGCCGCCCCGCAGGTCACAGGTATCATTGCTCTGAGATTGCAACAACAGCCATTAGCAAACATTAAGGCATCAACAAACTGTGAAACTATTAAATCGTGGTTAGTGGAAAGTTCAATCAAAGATCAGATTTTTAATCCAACCTCGTCTCTAACCGCTTACACAAACAGATTCGCATTGTTAGGTGCACCAAACCGTATTGCTTACATTAATACAATAACTTATACACTAACTATAAACAAAACCGGTTATGGTGTTGGTACAGTAACAAGCTCTCCAGCAGGTATTAACGGTTCAAGTACAGCAACATTCCCAGCTGGTACGGTTGTGACATTAACTGCAAGTACTGTTGCCCCTAACACATTTGCTGGTTGGTCTGGTGGTGCATCGGGCACCGGCACAGCAACTATCATAATGGATAGTGACAAAACAGTAACAGCAACATTTGATGCGCCAATTTATATACTAACTGTAAACAAAACCGGTAGTGGTTTCGGCACAGTAACAAGTTTACCTGCAGGTATTAATGGTCCGGGTACAGCACCATTCCTAGTTGGTACGGTTGTAACATTAACCGCATGTTCACAACCTGGTAATATATTTGTTGGTTGGTCTGGTGCCGCAGCTGGCCAACCAAGAAGAGGTGCAGCAACTATCACAATGGATAGTGACAAAACAGTAACAGTAACATTTGATCCTGTGGCGGCTGGTGAATTTATTAGTGATGGTTGTGTTCCTGAAACACATACATATCGAGTTGTTAAAGCAGACGGCTTGGGTGGCACATTCAATGTAGATACTCATGATAGTCCATATTGCGGATATGTTCCACCAGGTTCGGAACCCCACCCAATTCTTCCTGTTGGAACATCTCTTGGCGAGCGATGCATCGGTTATGACCGATGGGGTTGGTATGCTGACGGCTATGGTGGATCCTATACACAGTTAATTGAAAAGAATGCCGAAGTTTGTGGTTATGTGCCACGAGTAAGAGATCCTGATACATTTGCAGATCCAGATGAGAAAATTAGAAAAAGTTGGTTCAATGAAATGAAGGATGATGTTAATGAACTGTTTGGCGATACTCATGCCGGTGAAGGTCCTACTAATAATAAAACAGATCCTGATACTGAAAATAATATTCGTTGGGGTTGGGGCGGAGCGAATATTCCAGAAGTAGACGCTTCGCAGAAGATTACTGCGACTTTAACAAACGAAATTGTTAATAGAATTAATATCAGTACACTACGAACAAACAGCAGTGACCAAGAGCTAGTGGTTGTTGCCCGTGGTGAAAAAATGACTGAAAGTTTCTTTGACACAGTAATTACCCTGCTTGATGGTGCTAGAGAAAAACGCAACGAAGTGGATCCTGCATATACACAGCTAGATACCTTGGCAACTTATGATAGTTCAGGTGCTACCTGGGCACATCAACTTGAAAGCACATTTGAGTTGAATTTTGGTGGTTACGAAAAAGGTCGGCATTTCTTCAATGCCGGCGGAGCAATTAGATTTGTTTTTAGGCAAATAGAAGGTTACAGTATCGGTTACCATATTTGGCGTTGTATTTTTCTAGATCAAGGCACTTTAAATTTCACTGTAGAAAATCTATCCAGTGTTAACACTCGTGGTATCACACAAGATCGCGGTTATGCCAAAATAATTGACGCTGAACAACTATTATACACCAGCCCGTCGGGATCGGGTAGTACCGGCGATGGTGGCCATGGTGCCTATAGTGGTTATGGTGGCTGCTACGGTGGTTACGGTGGTTATGGTGGTTATGGTGGCTACGGTGGCTACGGTGGTTATGGTGGTGCTCACGGGCCTTGCCCGGTGCCCTACGGTGCAGGTGGCCATGGTGGCTATGGTGGCTATGGTTTCGGACCAAATAGCCCCTATCATCTAGGCGGCTACGGCGCTTATGGTGGTCCCGGTGGCGTTACTGGCGGCTTTGGTACTTACGCATCAAGCAGAGCCAAAATTTACGGCGAATTTCATAACGGAAATTTGAGATTTAGAGTATTACTAGATAATTCTGGAATGGGTGTGTTGGTACGCGGGAAAACTAGAATGGTTATTAGCAAAACTCAACCAACTGCTCTAACAGAAAACAATGTAACATTGACTTTACCCAGCCCAACAATTAGTTTGATAGAAGATTGGCATTTGGTTTGATTGGAAAAGTCCATAAGATTTTATGTCGCTAAATATCAGCGCATATAATAACTTTGGATTTCAATGGACCAGCAAAAACTCAATGAGGCTTTGGCTTTTGCCAATTATAGATTAACTCTACAGGTGCAGCGTCATAACATTGACGCTACCTTTCATGCTGCCCTAGTACTTTCTCATCAGGGATTTATTTTTAAGGTTAGTCGAGAGCTTATTTCATTTGTAGATGCTGCACTTCGCAGCGGTCTTCCAGTTCTGGTTGAAGACCAAACTGGCAATGTGGTTCAAATTGACAATCCGCAAGATTTTCTAAATCGGTGTTTTGAAACTTATAATGCCGCAACAGAGGCAAAAAAGAAGGCACAACAACAACTTAAATCAGCTAGATCAACTGCTAAAATTGTAGGGCTCTAATCATGTCAACTAAGGGCTTTATGATGTTCGCATACAACAACGAGCAACTAGATTATACTCAGTTGGCTATTGTAGCAGCCTATGCAGTAAAAAAATACATGCCGGATTATTCGGTTGTGCTAGTAACCAATCAGCAAAGCTTGTCACAATGTGAAGATTTGCACGGACACAAACTAATGCATGCTGCTTGGGATGATGTTGTTATCACAGACCCTGTGTATGAAAGAAATATGCGATTACATTATGACGGTGCATACTATAGCTTTAATGCACAGTTTACTAACACCAATAAACACAACATCTATAATCTAAGTCCTTTTGATGAAACTATTTTAATTGACACAGATTATCTTTGTGGCAATGATAACCTGGCAAAGTTGTTTGATGGACCATATGATGTTGCTATGTATAGGGATGCTCGTAATCTACGCATGGAAGAACCTTTTACCACAGAACGATGGCTGCACTATGCAGGTATTCGCATGTGGTGGTCAACAGTAGTATATTGGCGCAAAAGTATCGAAGCCGAACATTTTTTTAATATTTGGGCAGCAGTTAAAAAGAACTGGGAATACTATCGTTTCCTTTACAAATTTCCCGGAAGCCTGTATCGCACAGATTATTCTGCTAGTATTGCCGCGCACATGTGTGACGGTTGGCAAGATGGCGGCTTTGTTGGGCATATTCCCGGTTTCATGCGTTATCAAGATCAGCGCGACGATATCATAGAAGTCAAAGGTCCCAACCATTGGAACATGTTGAGCAACTTACCAGAAGAGTGGAAAAATGTTGTTGTTGAAATCCGCGGCGAGGATATACACTTGATGAACAAGAAAAGCATATTTCGTAATTACGAAAAGATTATGGAAATGTTGGCATGACTATTCATATCATAATTGAATCAAAAGAATCCGAGTCTCAGCAACTGGTAGAAATTACCAAGCATGATGCAACATTGGTTAATGTTCAAGAAAAATTCAACATTATAGATCTTTCTAACTGTGCCACAGTCAAAGACAAATTAAAAACACTTGCAGAAATATCCTACGAGTCTGGAGATGTTGTTTGTTTTGCTGGTCTATGTGTTAGACAGTTTACAACTACTGTTAGAGAATTAGCTAGACAAAGGAAAACAAATTTTATTCCCGGTGTAGGTGTTGACCATAGATTACAAGCGATTTGGCCAAATTGCATCAGTAAGAGACTGCCCATCGATAAAAACTTTTATTGGGCATGGCCATTGCTGCTGGTCATTGGTGACAGCGAATCTGCTTGTGTAAGTTTTTCTGTTTTGCAACAGTTGCTAGACAATGAAACCCTGTGTTGGCCTCATTATGTTCCAGAGAATCCTACACTAGAGCAAGTGCTGTCAGTGTTATCGCTCATGGAAAATTGGCAAACACCAGAGTGGTTCAAGGTAGTAGATTTAAGTGTGAGAGACCTTGAAGTGGTTCCAGTAATGTATGCAACACATCGCTGGCATGATTGGATTTCATTTTATCCCGCCAATGGTAATTTTAAGCTAGAAAATCATACACAGCTTTATCCTGTTTGGCTGGCCGGCAGTTTGAAACCACTGGAATATTGGGTATGACCGACGGTATCCAGTTTGAATTGAGAAAGCGCAATAAAAAGCGCGACGAATTGTGGTCTGTGCAATATGACGTTCACACTGGACAAATTTTAGCCATAGAACCGGGTTCCAAAGTTGCCAGTGATAGATTGATAATTTCGTTTGCTAGAGTTAGAGAAATTCTTGGAGGCAAAAAGAGTCAGGCTAATTTTAGAGTTGGATTCAACGAAACCATTGGCGCACTAGACCTAATAGATCTGCGAGCACCCAAGTCAATGGTTAGTGGCGAAAAGAAACAGGGTAGTAAAGGCTGGTTAACCATTGGCGAATATCAAGGAGATGTAGATGCAGATTTTAGGGCACTGTTATTCAATGATAACGGAATTTTGCGAATCGAAGCATCGCACATGTGGACCAGCAACACCAGAGAGGTATTGTCTCATCACGAATCTACTGAAATCATTCCATTTTTTATAACAGACATGGAAGATCCGCATCAGTTACTGGGACGCAGTGAAATTAGATTAACTGACATAGTTGATCGCGGCTTTTGGGAAACACGACTGTGGTCTTTTATTGATCATGAAATTGTAACACGCATACTGTATCAAGGTCAGCGTATAAGAATCAATCTGCCTCAGATTGCACAAGCAATGTTTTTTACTAGACTCAGTCGTTATGCCGAATTTACAGGCATCATTGACGATCAAAACATAATGAGTCATATTGGTCCCGGTAAGCATGTTTCCCTCTTTGTCAAAGATGGTACCCTATGGGCACAGAGCCATTATCAACCAGGGTGTGCCATTGACCAGCTTAAAGGGCATTTACAGATTGCAGTGGTAAACGGTCATGATTTAGAATCTTTTGTATCTTGGGCTTGGTTACCAGCACTGTTATTGAGACAAACACAGCCGTTTGAAGTGTTACCAAATTGGTCTTATCAGCAACTGCCTTCGGCGTTATATAAGGCTAACAATATTGATATCGGAGTTCTTTCATGAAAACACCAATCAGTGAATTTGATGTGGTTTTTATCAGCTATGACGAACCCAATGCGGATGAAAACTATGCAGATTTGCTAGAAAAATGTCCTTGGGCAAAGAGAAGTCATGGAGTATATGGTAGCGATGCTTGCCATAAAGCCGCCGCTCGCCTGGCAGAAACTGAACGCTTTATTACCATTGATGCAGATAACAAGGTTCGTCCAGATTTCTTTGAACTTGAACTAGATTTACACAAGTTTGATCGCAGCGATGTGCTGTCGTGGTCAGGTAAAAACATCATCAACGGATTGGTATATGGCAATGGTGGTGTCAAACTTTGGCCCAAAAAAGTAGTTGAACAGATGCGTACACACGAAGCAGTAGACAACGGTCCAGGTGCTGTGGACTTTTGCTGGGACATACACTATCACCAATTAAACAATATCTATAGTGATGTTTACAATAATGCCACTCCTTATCAGGCATATCGTGCTGGGTTTAGAGAAGGTGTAAAGCTGGCATTACACGATGGCCGTCCAATGGATTGGAGGCAAATTGCCGAAAAGAATAATTTTAAAAATCATCGTAGATTGTTAGTATGGATGAGTGTCGGGCAAGATGTACCAAACGGGCTGTGGGCTATGTATGGTGCAAGGTTAGGCTGTTATTTGACCAATATTCGCAGAGACTGGGATTATACATTGGTGCGCGACTTTGAATGGCACAATCAATATTGGAGAGAAGATATCATGCCACAGTTTGCTGGTGACGAAATTACTTGTCCTGTCAGTAAGTACTCCTGGAACAAAACTAGGCTCATAGCTGAAACTTCCAAGCTTGGTAGAGTAATGCGCCAAGATCTTAGACTTGACGTTGCTGATTTAGATGAAACGGGAAGTCGTTTTTTTAAAGCCAGCTACTTTAATCCTCATAGACTTGGTCCCACAGTCAAAGAGAGTGATGTTGAACAGTTTATTTTGGAGTAAACTTTGTTAGATGTGTTTTTCATTAGTATGCAAGAAGAAGGTGCTGATGAAAATTTTGCACGGCTACAGGAATTTGTGCCTCATGCTTGCCGTATTGACAATGTGGTTGGTATTTACAATGTTCACCGCACTTGCGCGGAACGCAGCACCACAGATAACTTTTGGGTAGTTGATGCCGACGCCTGGATACTAGATAACTTTGATTTTTCCTGGGAACCCAATGATGAAATTCAGCAATTTGGAGTACCAGAATCCAAGTGTGTACATGTCTGGCCAAGCATAAATCCAGTTAACGGTCTGACCTACGGTTATGGTGCTGTAAAAGTTTTCCATCGGGCTCCATTTTTAGAAAGCAAATCCTGGAACATCGATGTCACTACTTCCATGGCACCATTGGTTACTAGAGATATCATTAGTTGCGAAACAAGATTCAATGTTACACCACAAAGTGCTTGGATAGGTGCATTTAGAGAATGTGCCAAGCTGTCATCTTTAGTCGTAATCAAAAACAGAATTAAAAAGATTCGCCAGCAAGAACAAAGCGAACTTGAAGAACTTTCAAGTTATGTATCAACACAAGATTGGGATGATGTACAAAAAAACAATTATCGTCGCAGCAAATCTATAGTTATCACTGAACAATACAAAGTACAAAAAGAAATATACCATTTCTGGTCAGAAATAAATGAAATAGCTCAGCGGAACTTGATTTGGTGTACTGAAGGATGGAACAATAAAAACGGAAAATATGCAGTTTTAGGCGCACAAACTGGAACAAAGTTTGGATTAGCTTATGGCGATTCACCAGGATTAGAACTGATCAATGATTGGTCGTGGTTAAAAAAGGAATTTGAGACTCATGTCACTGTTTAATTTTGCCAAGTCGATAAAAAAAGAAAGTCATATTCTTGGACAGTTTCCAGTGGCATTTTTAAGCTACGACGAACCCAATGCTGACCAACACTGGGATCATCTAAGAAAAAATCGTCCAGGCAATCTTCTTCAAAGAGTACATAAAGTCAAAGGATTTGATGCAGCACACAAAGCCGCTGCCGCTGCTTTCTCCAATGCCAGTCATGTTATTACTGTGGATGCTGACAATCTAGTTGACTTGAACTTTTTTAATTTGCACTTACATGCCAATATTGAATTGCCCATCAGCTATTCATGGAATGGATACCAACATACCAATGGCCTGGTGTATGGCAATGGTGGTATCAAGCTATGGAATCGACAACATTTAGAAACCATGCGTAGCCACGAAGCAGCAGACAATAAAAGAGATGCTGTGGATTTTTGCTGGGATGGCACACAATACAAAACTTTATCAGGTTGCTGGTCAACCACCTTTACTAATGCTAGTGCTTATCAAGCATTTCGCGTTGGTTTTAGAGAAGGCGTAAAGCTCAGTATGGATCAAGGCAATGTGGTGCCATTTGACCAGTGGACTGCTAGAATTCACGGCGCCAATTTTCAGCGACTTTTGACATGGATGACAGTTGGTGCTGATGTAGACAATGGAGCATGGACAATCTACGGCGCTCGTCTGGCAGTTAAGTTGCTGCAATACGATGACTGGGATCCAATTCATATCAGAGACTATGAGTGGTTTGAAGATTTCTTTAAAAACCATAGTAAACTTGATCCGGTCAAAGCCAATTTAGAATTAAGCAAACCACTCAGTGCTGGTCTAGGATTTACACTACCTGAATTTTCTGCGGAACATAGTGCTATTGTAAAAAGAATGCAATTTCATGCTAATAAAGAACTCACCGATAAAGATGTAAAAGCTCAGACAAATTTAAAATTTTATGGTTGGTTCAATGAATAAGCTTAGAGAACTGCAAAACTCTGTGTTGATATTTCTCGATGAAGCAATTGGTCATCGTCGCAGCCTGCACATGTTACATAGATGGTTTGAGACAGGATCTGACACCGACCTATGCGAATTGGTAGTGCAAGTAGGAAGAGAACACTATATTGATCTATGGCCGTTGATAAACTATTGCCGTAGGAAACCAGATCCAGTGACATTTTTAAGCTACGATAAATCTAATCATATTGACCAAACAGTACACAGTTTATTTCAGCGTCATCTTCGCTTGCCAATGGACTGGACCAACGGAAAAGAAGTAATGCTTTCTCCTATTCCTTCATGGTTAACGCCTAAATTTAAAAGCGGTGATATACAGCAAGGTGTATTCTGGGAGTTGTATGATTGGATAAAGTTAAATTCTACCCTACACCCCGAACCATTGTCAATAATCCCCTATGTATTTGACAAAATCAATGAATCATCAGCTGATTTAACCAAGCTAGTAGACTTATTAAAAATTTTCTTTGGTGATACTATATTAAATTGTTTGCATGACGAATCTATGGACTGTTTTGTCAAAGAAGTAACGAAATATTATCTTTATTATGATAGTAGTATTAGCACCTTGTGTGGTGTGATTGGTGAGAATCCTGATGTAAATTGGAAAGATGCACTGAGTAGAGATCAAATCCAAAGTAAACTTTGGCTCCTAGAAAAAATGCATAAATTAGGTATAAATTCTAAGTCCAAGATAAAAAATATCTTAGAACCTCAGACAGTTCTACTTGTTGGTGGCTGGGTTGGTATACTTCCGTGGTTAATGACCTTGACTAACTTTGAATTTTACAAATTGGTACACACACCAGTGCTGATCAATGTTGATTTTGATAAAACAGTTCATGCAGCAGCCAGCAAACTGCTTGATGGTACCGTTGCTTTTAATTACCAAGGGGTTGATAAGGATATTAAGAAATATAATTTTACGCAACATAAAAATCTTATAGTGATTGACACTATTGTTGAGCACTTTAAAGATCATGAAAAATGGATTAAAAGCTTGCCTAAAGGAACGCCGGTTGTGTTACAGGGAAACAACATGTTTGATGCACCTGATCATGTAAACTGTCATCACAGCCTTGAAGAATTTGTTAAGTCGTCTGGGTTAAATACTATACTATGGAGCGGTGAATTGTTACTAAACAAGTGTCTGCGCTTTATGGTTATAGGTATAATATGATATTTGATTCAAGGTTCAAATGTTACGACTTTAAAATTGATATAGAAAAGCTTAAAGAAGAAACACATAAGATATTATGGGATAACACAGTCAATCGTTATCAGCATCAAATATCTTTGCAAACCAATGGCGATACAAACTGGCAGTCTAGTACTGGCAAACACGACGGTGAGGATGAATCCCAATGGGATAAGATTCATCCTCAATTAAAGGGCACTTGGTGGGAAAGCTTTTTGAACAGTTTTCCTTTTAAGGTATACAGGACTAGATTAATGACAATGTATTCTAGAACCTGCTACAGTATTCATACAGACATGAATCCTCGGGTGCATATTCCTATAGTTACACATAAGCAAGCTAGATTTATTTTTACAAATCCGCCTGTGCTCAGACACTTGCCTGCTGATGGCAGTGTATGGTGGGTAGATACAACTAAAGAACATTCTGCAATGAATGGTAGTTTAATTGATCGTATACATCTAGTAATGTGCTTGGTAAACACCAATGAAGAATAACTGATACATACAGGATGAGCCTGCATGTTGAACTAGCATATTCTGACAATATTAATCCATTTTTAAAAGATTACCAAGTTTTCTTTGATCGTATAGCCACAGATGATGCCCCAGCCTTGCCTAATATGGGGCACGACGCCCCAGCTGGACTAATGTATATTGCCCAAAAAAAACTGCGCTGGTTTCAAGGTCAAGGACATATTGCATTTTTGTACGACAGTGATCAAATAGTTGGAGTCAGTTGCGTAGAACATAGTACTTTGCATGTTGAGTTAGGATCTGGTGGTAATCGATGCTGGTTGCTTAAAGAATACAGATCAAACAATGAGGTAAGCAAGCATTTGTTGACTGCCAACCTCGAATGGTGTAGTCAGCAAAGCAAGAAAGGCATGCTGCTATCGTTTAACAATTACAATAAATGGATATACAACACTATTGTCAAAATTAGCAATGGTCTGGGTAGACCACTTGGGCATGTGTGGAGTAATTGGTGGGACAATTGTGTTGTGTTTCCTAGAATGATACGATTATTTAACACACCGCAATGGGCAGTTATTAAACCTGTATCTAATGATTATATTGATAACCTATTTGAAATAGTTTTAGAAATTGACAACAAGTATGGTGTTGTTCGTACAAGTCCTTATGTAAGCATATGATAACAAATACAGAAAACAACCATCTGATATATTACTATAACCAAGATCCTAAACAGATCTGGAGAACGCATGAATTTGATACCACTACAATGGAAATTGGAAACTGCACCCGTAGCCCAATGAGCCTACAAGCCGAATTAATTAGAACTGCTAGAGCATTGTATAAGCAATATCCAGATCTGACACTTTTTATGAGTGGCGGATTAGACTGTGAAATGGCACTGCGTAGTTTTTTAGCAGCCGGAATAACACCAAAGATTGCAACAGTAAAGTTTCACAATGACGGCAACATGCATGATATTGGTCCAATGATGGAGATGCTCAACGGTATGAACATTCCATACAGTATTATTAACTTTGACCTAGAAAATTTTGTTTATTCTGATCGTTGTTATGAAGTTGGTAAAAAATATCAAGCACACACTCTTTATCAGCAAATGTTGCTAGAAGTAGCAGAAAAATTTGCTTATCCAATGATTACTATTGATGAAATGTCATTGACAAAAATTACTTCTATTAACTGGAGCACTGGCCAGGCTAATCATCAATGGGTATTTGATAAGAGAGAAGATCAAGATGGATGTTGGCGCAGATTCAATGACCTCACCGGCATACCGGCTTTAAATAATTATTATACTTATAATCCAGAATCAATGTTGGCATTTTTACAATTGCCAATAGTACATGAACTAATTCATGATAGGATACCCGGAAAACTAGGATGGACATCAAGTAAAATGGAAATATATGGACATTTAGGTTATAAGTTTCGTCGCCGACCAAAATGGTTTGGTATTGAAAATTATAAACATTTATGGGATCTAGTTGATTACAATGCTTCTATTAAAATCTGTGAATTTACACCTAGGATTTATTGCGCCGATGCTCTAAGTCTTAAAGATAATTTATTTAATGGTAGAAAAACTTTATGTCATATCGCCTAATTGACCTCAAATTCAACGACCTGGATAAACTTATGGAATTTGCAACCGTAGTCTATCAAGATGCAGCAAATGACAAATATCCAGAATTTAGATTTTTCAGTCAAACTGACAATGCTGGCAAGCAGAGAAAATTTTACGGCGCCTTTACACTATCTGATTCGTTTATTGGTCATAATATCAGACAAGCATTTGCGCTAGTCGACGAGCATGGAGATTATGTTATGGCTGTTGGAGTTACTAGGTATTATATCTTGCCAATTTGGTCAATATCATGGGTTTTGAGTCGAAAACAAGGATTTGGATTCATTACTTCTTTTAGAGAAATGGTCAAAAAATTGGCAGATTTTCACGAGTCTATTGGAATCAATGAATTTTTTGTGTCATATCCAAGCTCAAGAGAAGCAGCCTACAGTAAAATTATGTTGCCATTTAGAGAGAAATATTATACTTTTGTTCAATGCACTGTACCAGCCAAACAAAGAAGCCCATATAGATTTATTCATAATGTTATGGGACAAAATTTGTATTCATATGACATGAACCTTAGAAGATATATTTTACGACGCCCTAACACAGAGCCGCCTTCTCAGGGCGGTATTGCAACTAGAACGCCATGAGTGATGACACGCACGGTCCTTATCTCCGACTACTAATGTTTGCCAAGGACTTTTGGACACGGTTTGGCCTGAGCTGCGCTGCAACTTGCCCAGAAGTAATACCTGTACTTGTAGACCTGTTAAATAGCAATTCTAACAATAGACAAGAAAATAATGAATTGGATAATCAAACAAAAAGAACTGTATCAAAAGACTAAGCAAGTTCCTTATGTTATTGCTATCTGGTTTCCTTATCATGTGGCTGCAATTCTTGCAATTGTATACGCAACTCAAAATTGGAGTTGGTGGTACCCAGTATGGGCACTTTGCGGATGGATACTACTGGATGGCATAGGTAACAATCTAACTTTACACCGTTGGCTAAGCCACAAGTCATGGACGCCTCGTAAATTTTTTGAACCATTTTTGCTATGGGCCGCTGTTATGGTAGGTGAAGGCAGTCCTTTATGGTGGGCTGCACTACATCGTGGGCATCACCACAGGGTCAGTGATCAGCCAGGTAAAGATATTCACACACCTGTTGAGAATGGTTGGCTGCACAGCTACATGGGTTGGCAATTTGGTATTGATCAAAACAGTGTAAATTTTCGTTATGCTGTAGATCTCCTAAGGGATTTTCATATTACTTTTATACATGAAAATTACAATAAAATCCTCTATGGTACATTAGCAATTAGCTATCTTGTTTTTGGATTAACATTTACTGTTTGGTTCTTTGTGATAAGCGCACTAATGAGTTTACATGCCGATGGACTAGTTAACACCTTTGGGCATGTGCCCGCTGCCGGTTATAAAAACTTTGACAATCGAGATGCTAGCACCAATGTCTGGTGGATTGGCTATTTTCATTGGGGCAGTGGTTGGCACAACAACCATCATCGACAGCCCAGCAGTTTTGACTTTGGTGCTACAGTAAGCGGACGACCACATGAATTTGATCCGTGCATGATTTTGGTGATGCCTTTTGCTACCAAAGATGAAATTAATCGCTTGTGGACACAGCGAAAAGCTGCTATACTAAAACGACAACAAGAAAGCGAAATTAAATGAATGTTAGTCTACTCAGTTACAGCCAGCCCACAGAGCAATTTGCCAACCAAGGCATCACAGATGCTCAGGAGCTCGTCGCGTATTGCGCCCGTGTCAGCAATCCCAGCAATCAATTCAACACAGACACATCCGAAAAGCTCATCAAATACCTCATCC